GAAACTACAATAGATGCAGCCTGACCAGTAAATGTAATTGACTTAGTTGCTAGAGTTGTGCCATTAAATGTAACAGTAATTGTAGTTGCTACTGGCTTGTTAGCATTAGCAGTACCTTGGGTTACATAAAGAACTCCTGCCACACCAGTCTTTGCTGCTGCATTAACTTGTGTAGTCGGTGCTCCGTCCCATGCTACTACTGCGCCATTTGTTGCAGTTGCCTGAATTACGCCATTAGTTGATAACGCTGCTGCATAAGCATCCATTGCACGAACATTTACATATCCTGTGCTACCGTTAACAACGGTTGTGGATCCAGCAACATCTGCATTAGATGTTAAAGTTCCTTGTGTTGACGTATCTTGTACACGAACATAAGAATCTGCTACAGACAAAACGTTTGTCTTTGCAACAGTTGAGGCATAAATTGTTTTAATGTCAACTGTAGAAGTGGTTGATCCAACCTTCTTCTTTTGAGTTACTGTTACAGTGCCTGCACCGTTAACAGTTAACTTAACATTTGTAGGCAATACAACTGCTGTTGAAGTTGTTGCTGTAAATGTAAATGTTTTACCTAAATTGGTAAGTGTAACCCCTGTAGGGTTTGATCCTGCTGCTGTGTAATCAGTAAATGTAGCAGGTCCAGAAATCTCTAATGAGACATTGTCGTCTGCTGTAGCAGCCAAAGATTCGCTAGTTGTTAGTGCAACTACTGCATTAACTCCAGCCTCTGCTTTGGTTGTGTCTGCTAATACTGTTACTCCACGAGCACCTGCAGCCAATGAATCGGATAATACATATCCGTTAGTCACTGCTGCTTGAGCCTGTGGAATTGCAACAAAAAATGTGCTTGCTACGGCTGCAGCCATAACTAAAGCGACTTTTTTAAATGAATTCATTTTTCTCCTTGTTTGTTTGTTTATATTAAGTTGAATTTATCTAGAAAATCCTTAACATCGTTAGGCATTTCCCGATTATCCAATTCTACCATACGTTGTTGTTTTTCCGCAAGTCGAGTTGCAGAACTCCAAGTATGGACATCTATCTCTGTATTATTAGTCTTTGCTGTATGGGATATTGCTCCAAATACCGCTCCACAAACAGCATCGGCTAAATCTTTTGATTTTTTACGAGGGTGATCAACCCTATTGCCTTTCATTATTTTTAATTCTGACATTTCTTCAAGCAGGATTGGGATCATTGGAATAGCAACACGCTCTTCATAAATCATCATAGCCAAATCCTCATAATGTTTTTTAGCAACAGATACAGTTTCTGTCCTAATTCCAACAGCCTGCAATTCATTTTGAATATCAAAAGATTGCCAACGATCAAATGAAACCATGCCAATATTAAATCCTTCTCTACGAAGATTTATAATCCACTGTTTTACTTCTGATAAATTAACTGGTCCTTCTGCTCTTGGTTCCCACCAGGCAACAGCATCAACAATAACAATTGGAGCAACTTGTTCATAATCTTTAATTACTTGAATATTTACCCATTTATCTACGTGAGCAATTGCTACTGCACACTTGTCATGTTTTTGTGCAAGGTCAGCATGTATATAATAAACTTTGTCTGGATCTGGTTTAAATGTTTCATCAAACCTTCTAAAAGCATCTAAAGGATTTCTAGTATTCATACATTTTTCTAATTTTTCTTTTTGTTTAAAAAATGCATCAGAAGCAAATGTTGGAACACAAGCAAAACGCATCATTGCATCTCCAAGATCTGTATAAAATGCCAATTTAAAATCATCTATTTTTCTGGTAGGATTTACTTCCCATGTTGGTCGTTTAAGTGCTAACACTCTTGGAACTTTATAAGAAACAATATGATCTTCTTCCCATACAATTTCAAATTGATTATTTGGGTCATCATGTGGCAAATCTTCATTCATAATAAACATATGCTTTTTTTCAATAGTTTCTTTTTCCATAATTACATCATCATATCTTTTTGAAATAAAGTCACCCTGATAGCGAGGGAATGAAAGAAGAACAACCTTACCTAAATCTGGAAAACGAGAATCTACAGTACCACGAAATGCTTTATAAATATTTTCTGCAGTTTTACCCTGTTCATTACCAGTTCCAACTTCAGATGCAAAACCAGAAATCTCATCAAGCACAGCAAGCAACAAGTTCAAACCTTCATGTGACTCTCTTTCTGAGTGACCAGAATAAACAGTAATTGATTTATTAAATTCAACGCTATCAGCCTTTGCATTATATTTTCCTGCAAACCATGGTGATTTTTCTATCTTAGTTTTAAAACCTTTAAAGAATACGTTCTTGGCTTGTTGTGCGTTAATGGCTACGTTAATTAAATCTATTGCATCTCCAGATGGTTTGCCAAAGTAACGTGCTGGATCTTTAAGGCATAGTAGTTTATATACTATATACGCACAGGCTACTGTAGATGTAAAGTCTTTACCACTACCCTTGCCAAGTTGAAGAATAATTTCATTTTTAGTATATTTATCATAATACCTTGCCCCTTCTACAGAGCCATACAACTCTTGTAAATCTTCTTTTTTGTATATTTGACTCATTGCCTCTACAATGTCATATTGAATAGAAGACAGCGGTGGTTGACCAAGATACTCAGAAGATTCAACAAATGTTTTAGCATCTACTGGCTTTTCTTCAAATTGATTTTCTTTTAATACTTCTAAAAAATCATTGAACATCGTGGACAATTGTAATCACTTCTCCCTCTTTGGCAATTTGAGAAAGACGATGCATAATTAAATCACGAACCTCTGGATGGGTTGAAGCAATCTCTCTTAATATTTCAACAAGTACTTCTTGTCGTCTTTCAATTTCAACCATTTCTTCTGCAAGTTCTTTATTTTCTAATAGTCCTGCTTTTTGTAACATTTCAATTCTAGATTTTTCAATGTCCATAACTAATTTAATTGCTTGAGTTTTTGCGCTAAGATTATTAGTCATGCTTGACTCATCAATAACTTCATAAGCCTTTGTAATAAGTTTGCTGTAATGTGTGTCAGCACCTGCAAGTGCTTCTTTAGCACGGGCACGAATAGCATCATTTGCAGAAGCCATAACTTTCCACTCGTTAATTAATGAAACTACACGAGTACGTGGAATATCTAATTCTTTAGAAATTTTTGTTGGATCTTGACCTTTAAGATATTCTGTAACTACTTTATTAACTTCATCAAGATGTTCAATTAATTCTGCTTCAGTTGACATTTTTTTCCTTTGCTATTTTTAATAATACTAAATATCCAATTAGATCATCAATATCATTATCTCCAGGATAGTCTGTGCCTTTCATAAGACGACTTAATTTGTCGTCAATTCTAACTTTAAGTTGTTCGGCTGGATCTGATTTACTAAAAATTCTTACAGGATCAAGAGCGGAATCACCGTATGCTATATTTTTTTCTATAAGCATTTGTGCTATGGAATGACAAGTGTTCCAAATTTGTCTACCAGACGGCGCACCTAATGAATGAATATATAGGTCATCGCATTTAAACTCTTTAACATCTGCATAAACTGGTTGTAATTTCATCTTTTTGATTTCCTTAATCCAAATTTTGCAAGGTATACGTAAATAGTTTCAACACTAGTTCCACACTCCTTAGCAATTTCTTGTGGAGACTTTTTATCCATAAGAAACCTTTTACGGAGCCAAGCCTCGCTTGTATACAGTTTAGCACTCATAATATTATTTGTCAAACCCTATTGCTTTATTCCAATTATTAATAGCCCAATGACCGATACCACAAGCGTCAGCAACGTCATTATCGTTAATAATTTTATTATAGTTAATTTCAATTAATTTCATTGTCCTTTCTTTTCTAATCTGTCTCTCATAAGTCTTATACCAAGAATCTGACTTACCAGGATTTTGAGATCTAACTTCTACTTGCTCTTCTTTTGTTAATTTTTTATTACCTAAATAATTTTGCCAGGTAATTGGTGCTACCCTGCCAATATGCTTTGTACCAGCCAGCCCTGCTGCACCAAGTAGTGCTCCTTGCACAAGAGCCAAGTCAGCAGCCGTTTTAGGACTGTTCATAAATACTGTATGTTCTATTACGATTGCCTCAAAGCCCCCATAATATTCAAAAAATGCTTTTGTTTTAGCACAAGCATCCATTACCTTTTCATAATTTGTATTACCTTCAAATTTTATTTTTCCTATAATGCCAAGTTTCTTATTATTAAATAAAGCAAAAGCAAGACTATTAGTGCTAGCATCAATAGCACAAATAGTTTTAGGTAAAGACTCTACACCCCATTTATTCTTGCTCATAATCAAAATATCCTTTTATTTGTTTTAACATTTTGTCTACAGCCTTTTTGCTAACGTTGCAGTTTGAACAAAATCCTGATTCATTATATATAGAAAGATCAACTCCACAACCACCAAGACATTTTCTAACTTTGCCTTTTCTTTTTTGGCTACGAGTTATTCTATATCTTTCTGTTATTTTTTCCTTAGTGGCAGCATCCCTACATTTTGTTCCGCAATAAATTTGATAACTTACTTTTGGAGAAAAGGTGGTGTTGCACTTTTCACATAGTTTCACTTATTCCCTCGAGAGGTTTTATTTTTATTACCCCTGCTTCTGCCTCTGCACAGGCTTTTTGAATAGGGCAAACCTTGCAGATTTTTGAGTTTGCTCTATATGTTTTTACTGGAAGATTTCTATCTTGCCATGCTTTACGAACTTCTCTCATCCAGTCAAAAGCATAGTTAGTCCAGTTACGATAATTTTCATCAAGTTTTACTGGCAATGTTAACAACTCATGATTGTTTTTATTTTCGTATATTAAAACACCCTTATCTTTTTTTAATATTTTCATATACATTAACAACTGCATTAGGTGTCCACCTTTTGCTTTTCTGCTTGCCTTTTTATATTCAAAACCATCGTTTGGCATTGTTTTTATTTCACCAAGAATAGATTCTCCTTTATAGTCAAGCATTACATCGCCATAACCAAAAATAGGAGGATCGTCTGCTTTAACTGTAAACTCTAATGCTGGATGCTTTTGTTTTCCATACTTACGCTCTGTTTCAAATTCCATAGTTTTATCTAAGATGTCTGCTTTAATCATTGCATCTTGAATACGATCATGGCTTAAGGTACCACTTGTTCGATTAGCAACCCCATAAGGATCAGCATTATCATAAAATACTGCCCCATCAAAAGCAAGGTACCAAAACCTTGCACATTCTCCAGCCCCATAGGTAAGGCTAGATGGAGAAAAAGAATATTTTTTAGTAAATTTTGGTTTAATATCTGCTATGTATCCTTGTTGAATTGCATCAACCAAGCCTTCTGTATACTCAATATCGTCATTATGTTTTGGTTCATCTGCTTTAATCATAATTTGTTTTAATAAGTTTTTAGTCATTTTTATCCCTTGTTTTATATAAGTATACCAGGTTAGCGCATTATGTACTTTAGTGCTGATACCAGGTTGTTAATTGATTCTGCTGCCGTGAAATATATGTTTTTCTTTGCCCTGTCACTTTTGTCTACATTAGCCATCCATGTAGCCCTAAATGACATTTTAGATGCAATAGCCTGTAATCTAACAATTTCTAAACTTGCTACCTGTACAGGAATATCTGGTTTGATAATAAGTTTAGCAATCATTGTTAAGGCAGTAGTTAACTCTTCATCTTGCATATAATCAGCAATCTCTGTTAATCCATTAACCATATCTAATGTTGTTCCTGTTGGTTGTATTGGTTCTGTCATTTTACTCCCCCTCTGTTAATTGTTCTAACATGTTCATTTCAATTATAGCAAGTCTTACTTTTGTATTACCTTCTCCAAGAATTACAACAATGGCTGGAGACTTATCTCTACCCGCTTGAATAGAATCAGTAACGGCTTTAGCCCATACGTCTTTGTTTAATGTAAAAGATTTATTTGCTTCTTTAAAATCAACAACAAATCCTCTCCAGGTAGCATCGCCTTTTTGTGTATTTCTACCTGAATTTTTATGTTGCTTTGCACCAATTCTTTTAGACTCACTTCTTTCACTCATCAACAAAATCCTTTTTCTTTCTTTTTGGTGGAATTAATCCAACTTTTGAAATATGTTTTTGTGAACACATCCAAGTTGCATCTCCAGTTTCTTTCCAATATCTTAATGATCCTACAACTTCTTGACAGGTTTTACATGGAAACTTTCCTGGATATACCGTAAATTCTTTAGACATTACTCAACTTATCTTTTAATTGTTTTTGTAAATCTAAATCTTCTTTAATCCTATTAACAATTCCATCTCTACCTTGTACCTTTGTGCCATCATCCAATTGATACCATGCACCAGTCCTATTTAATAAGCCAACAGACTCTGCGGTATCAACCAAGTCTCCAATAGCATCGATACCAACATTGTCACCACGGAAATAAAAATCATATTCTCCAGATTGAAATCCTGGAGATGTTTTTGAAAATTGAAGTTCCCAACGGATCTTACGACCAATCTTTTCTTCAATTAATTTGTCTCCTATTTTTATTTTACCTTTTATTGCTTGATTATCTGATTCTGATGAAAATAACTTAATAACACAAGATGAGTAAAATTTAGTAGCCTGACCACCAGAAGGTTGTTGACTAGTATACATTGCACTAATATTATTTCTAGATTGTGAAATAAGAACAAGCAATGTAGGCTTTACTTTATTATTAGCATAGTTAAGCATTTTCCAAGCGTTGCTAAAATCTCTAGATTCTGCACCAATCTGTTTTGTATTTTCAAGTGCTTTCATTTCGTCTGTATCTTTTTCAAAATATATAGCAGGAAGCATTGAAGTAATTGAGTCAACAACGATAAGATCAACTCCAGCATTCATAAGCCCAACACCAACATCTACCATATCGCTAATTGTGCGTGCCTGTGAATAAATTAATTTTGTTGGATCTACCCCAAGTTGTTTAGCCCAATCTTCTGAATAAGACATCTCTGAATCAATCCATGCACAAACCTTGCCTTCTGCTTGCGCTAGTGCAATCATTTGCAAACACATAGATGATTTAGCAGATGATTTACTACCCCAAATAAGAACTTGTCTTCCATAAGGTAGTCCACCACCTAAAGCACGATTTAAACCAAAACTTGGAGTTGGCTGATACTCAAAAGTAATACCCTCTCCAGTACCAAGACGTTTTCTAATTCTTGGGTCTAACTGTGATAATACATCTTCTACACTAACTGACATTTACATCCTCCATTATTACTGTCCCGTCTTTGGTTTTGCCAAAACTAAATTTATAAGATTTGCCTTCTTCAATATGCATATATGCTTTTGGAAATGCAGTAGGAAATACTGTTACAGAGTGTAAGTCTCTTGCTGTATCTGCTAAAGTTAAAGAAGCCATTTTTTTTCCAGCCTTCGTAACTCTTGGTTTAAATGAAACTACAAACATTTCATCTTCTGTATAAGGCAATTGTTTATAATTCAAGAACTTAACAAGTGCACTTGAAGATCCTTTTATTTCGTCAACAGGAATTGCAGATACAATCCTATTGTCATTAGCAAGAACCAAGTAAGTACGACCCGTCTCAATAGTCGTTGATTCTTCATCAAATATACCAACACTCCCAGTTTTGTCCAAAATTTCAACTCTTGACCAACCCTTTCCTCGTTTGATTGTTTTAACCATACCCAAAAGAATAAAAGAACCTTTTTCTTCAAACGAATCTATATCTTGAATAAATGCATAATAGTGAGAAGGAATTGTTATATTAAACTCTGGAAGGTTTAAATACTCATAAATATTTTCTTTAATCTCAGCATCATTTCTTGGGTTATCTGGAAATGTTGCTGCACCAATAACTCTAAGAGCATTGAGTGCTCTACTATTTACTCCATTACCTTTTGTAAATGTAAACTCTTCAAGTTCTTTGTATGACTTAAATGGACGGGCAGCGATATATTTGGCAGCAATGTTATTAGAAATAAATTTAATTCCAGTTAATCCAAATCTTATACCTTTGCCTTCAATTTTAAAATCAAAGTCAGAGTCATTAATGTGTGGAAGTTTAACAGATATACCCATACGCTTTGCCTCAATAAGATATTCTGTTCTACCATCTTTGTCCTTCTCATTTTTAAGAAGAGCAAACATAAATTCAAGCGGGTAGTAATATTTTAACCACGCCGTCCAGTACGAGAGAGTAGAGTAAGCAACTGCGTGGCTCTTGTTAAACGAGTACCCCGCATGTGCTTCGAAATCATGCCATAAATCACGAGCCTGATTAGGAGCAATATAGGCAGAAGCGCCACTAACAAAACGCTCTTTATAAGTATCGAACTCTTTCGCATCCTTCTTCTTTCCAATAATTTTACGAACCTTGTCAGCATCAGACATTGACATACCACCTAAGTGAACGCAAGCCTGCATAACTTGTTCCTGGTATAGGATACACCCATATGTATCGTCAGTAAATTCTTTCATAATTTGATGAATATATGATACATTCTGCTTACCGTGCTTACGAGCAATGTAGTCTTTACCAATAGTATTCATGGCTCCTGGACGTACTAATGCGTTAGAGGCTGCTAATTCATTAAAATTCTTTACCCCCATTTTTACTAGAAGGTTTGTATATGGTGTTGCTTCACACTGAAACACTCCCTTTGTATACCCATCTGAAAGCATTTCATATACTTTAGGATCTGCCATATCAAGAGACAAAAGATCAATATCTTTATAATGATTTTCTTTAATCATATCGATACAATCTTTTACTACACTTAAAGTTTTAAGACCTAATGCATCAATCTTAATAAGACCAATTTTTTCAGCCTCTTCCATATCAATACCAACAACTGGAATCCTATCATCAGATCCAGGAGAAGAACGAGTTTCCAGTGGCGCATACCTAAAGATTGGATCTTTACTAGTAACAACTCCTGCAGCGTGAATACCAGTACCCCTGATACGACCACGTAATTGTTCTCCATAAATCTCCACTTCTGGATACTTTTCTCTAAACCACTCTGTAGTTTTAGATGTACAATATTCATCCCATGTATCAACTAGTTTTAAAACCTTATTAACATCTGTAAGTGGAATATCTAAAACTCGTGCAACATCTCTAACAACACCTTTATCTTTAAATTGAAGGAATGTTGCAATAGATGCTACGTGTCTATATTGTCTAACTAAATAATCTTTTACTTCGTCACGACGAGTATCTTGAATGTCTGTATCAATATCAGGAAAGTCATTACGTTCTGGATTAATAAAACGGAAGAACAATAGACCATGCTCTAATGGATCAATATCTGTAATTCCAAGAAGATAACAAACCAAAGAACCAGCAGAAGATCCACGACCTGGACCAACCAAGATTCCTTCTTTCTTTGCCCAAGAAATCATGTTTTGTACTACAAGAAAGTATGGAGCAAATTTTTTATCCCTAATAACGTACAACTCTTCATCAAGCCTTTGTTCATAAATATCATTGCCCAACCAATTAGAGTTTAATTTTTTTTCTTCTAAGGCAGCAAGCGCTAAATTTGCTAACTCTTGATCTGGATTTTTATACTGAACAGGAAGTAAGTTGAGACCGTCTCTAATATCATAATCCTCTACTGTATTTGCTAGTAATACTGTGTTTGAGTATATGTCTTCTCTGTCAATACCCTGTTTTTCCATTGCTGCTTTAATTTCTTCATAAGAAAGAAGATGGATGTCAAATTTATTAAATGTTATATCACGATCATGACCATATAGATAGTCAAGTCTTTCCATCATATCTGTTTTCTTTTTAGACTTTTCATATGTTGCTTCTTTATTAACTTTGCCATGTGTATTCAAAATTAATTTAAATTCTTGAACTTCTTTTTGTGATTCGTCTGAATGATGACAGTCTGGAGTAACAACAACCTTAATGTCAAACTCATCTGCAAGATCAATAAGATATTTATTTATTTCTGGTGTGTTATGTGGCATAACCTCAATATAATAATCACTAGCAAATGTATCTTTAAACCACTTAATATGTTTTTTTGCAAGTGCAAATTCTTGTTCTTCTAATGCTTTAACAATAACACTGCTAGGGCAAGCAGATGTTACAATAATACCTTCTTTATATTTTTTAAGAATTTCAAAGTCAAATCTTGGCTTCTTAAAAAATCCGTCTGTCCATGCTATCTCGCTAATTTTATTAAGATTTTCTAAACCTTTTTGGTTCTTGGCTAGAAGGATAATATGATTATAAACAAGATCTTGTTGACCTTCTCTTTCAGACTTATCTCTTTTATCTGATATGTCTGCACACATATATCCTT